CATAGACGTCCTTCAGGTAGTACTTGGCATCTGACGTGGCATCGTGCAGCTGCAGTTTACTGCCAAGACTAAGCGTTTTACCTGTGCCGAGTGGCATTGTGTAGTCAAGCTGGAAGATATGGTTGGTTGTCTTGTCCTTGTTTTCTGATTCTCATTGAAGAATTTGAAATGGTGATATATCCATCTGCTGAATGGTCAACAATGTTATTTGGGTTATTATATGCAACAGCATCAGTATCATTCAACTGCCCACTTGTCATTGGAATGCTATGTGTTGAAGCATTATATTGCTTTGCATTGTAGTTCAATACAAATGGCACATCTGGTAAGCTATGTTGTTTTTCAACCCATTCACCATTCTTATATTCATAATTTGTGTCACCAACATATGCTTTCATTCCTTCCCAAGCATACTGATAAGCCTCCATATCAGCAACTGTTGCAAACTCCCTATTATTTGGATATAATACAAATGAGATAGTCCTTGAAGATTGTCCTGCTGTATATGACTGAGCATCTGCTGAGAATTTATCGCTTGTCTGACTTACTTTATAACTGTATGTGTATGGCACTGCATATGATGTCGATGTTGTTGATGATGTCGAACCACCGTTGTAAGGCCATGTTATATCAGTCTTGAATGAAGGTGTTTCACTATCTGATGGGTCATACGTTGTATACGTTACAGTTACAGCCTCATCACTCAGTTTGGTATATGTAATATCAAATGTGCTTTGATAGTTGTCAACATAATAATCAGTATTCAACGATATGTTTGGTGAATAACCATAGATGTAATGTCTGTTAGACGAATTGGAAAATCTGAACTTACCACCAACCTTAACAGTTGAATATGTTGGGAATCTTAAGTTATTCCGAGTCTCTGATGTGTCACAAGAATTATATACTACCATATTGTAATATACAGTATTGCTTGGTGTCAATACATTGCTTCCATCAGTCAATCTGAATGTTAATCCCTTGCTCGATACATAATCATATGTGAAGTTGACTTGACGTTGTTCACCAGCAACTGATGTAAACGTTGAACTTGTTACATTTGGACAGTAGTCATAACTGCTGTAGTTTGTATATGAACTATGGCTTCCAGCAGGTAAACCTACCATCCATCTGTAATACCAATACTGTGTTCCACCACTTGTTGAACTATTACCATCAATATACAAGCTCTTCTGAGCTGATGCAACATTTGATGATGCTGAGAATGTAACTTGTTCCCAATTCTCGTTTGTCTGCTCCTTTGGAATTAAAAGTGTGGCACTTGGTGGGTATGAACTATAGTAATAACCATCATAGAACCCAACATAGAATGTATGCTCTACTGTCTTGTCAAGGTTGTTATATGTTACTCTTCTGTAATTGCTAAGGTTAACAGCAGAACCAGCTGCTCTATTGAAATTATATGTATTTGTTATGGCAGAACTTGATGAATAGCCCATACTTGTTGGGTCTGAAGTTAATTCATCAACGTTTGATGATGTCGCATATGCATAACTTGAATAACCTGTTGACCTCAAATAATATGTGAAGTTCTCATAACCATATATTGTTACTTTTGCAACTTTAGTTTGATAACTACTGTTAAGTGCAACTGAGAAATCATCGTAATATGATGGTTGTGGATTATAAGTTGATGAACCAGTAATCGTCCAACCACTTGCTCCACCACTTGTAACATCTTCAACAATATAGTATTCAGTTACTTTAACCCAACCATTCTCATCAGTTGAATCAAAATAATATCTATCAGCACCAATTGTTGCATGCATTCCATCATATACACAGTTTGCTTCAGCATATGCTTGGGCTTCAGCTAATGTATTGAATGTAAGGTTATCTAATGGTTCTGATTTTTCTGAGTAATACTTTGGATATTCTGCATCACTTCCTTTAAGTTTATAAATCACATAAGAGTTGTTCAAATCTCCTGCACTTGAAAGTGGATTAAACCAATTGTATTGATTATGATTTCCATACAAGTCATTAATTGCATAATATTGGTTTGGTGTATTTCCTTTGCATATACCAAGTGCTGTTACATTGTCTTTCGTAAACGCTGAGAATACTGTTGGTACTTTTGAAGATTCGTCAACTAATGGCATATAATCTATAGAAACGTTTGAATAACCAAAGTATTTCTTGGTCGCTACGTTCTCCACATAGAATGTATTTGCAGTTGCAGTTCCATGAAATTTCCATACAGCATAATCAATTATATCATTCTCACTTATAACTGATGTCTTTGTGTGAGATGATAAGTTTGACAAAGTGTTTGTGTCTGACGAACCCATCAAAGCAACAGCACTTGATGTATTTGCTGATAAACTAACTGGAAGCATTACACCATACATCCCATCAGTAATCAGTGATGCATCACTTGTAATTGGGGCATCAATATCACCAATCTTAAAATCACTTGTTTTGCTGCTTCCACTCACCTCTCCAAGATTAACCCAACTTGAACCATTCCATTCATATTCATAACCATCATCAACAGTAAGTTTACCTTCATAGTATGTGATATTCCTACCCTCTCCATAAATGCCATACTCTTCATATTGGTTAAGGTTATTCAGTTTAAACCACTTTTCAGTTTCTTTGTCATACACATCTTCAAATTCTCTGTCTGAGTATTGTGTAATATCATCAACAACTGCATAACAAACCTTATAACCACCTTGTTCACTGTCAAACTTATAGAACACAACAGCACCATGTTTATAAACCTTGATGATGTTGTCATCACCAAAGTTCCAATCATTTATTATATTTGAATTGTAATATATCATAATATCTTATGCGTAAATATATAATTGAATGTCATTTGACATATTGGCAATTGTCTTGCTGCTTACAGTGTATGAGTCAGAACAACCAATATTGGAAAATGTATATTCCACTGATGTATTGGAAATAATATCAACTTCAGAATAGCATGGAGTAGTATAACCTCCAATAAGTACATTGTACTTATTCCTTCCTGCATTTTCGATATATATATCTTCTTCATAATAAAATACATCTGACAAATCATTAACAATTCCCTTAATGCCATATATCTGAAGGTCAGATGGTATTGTATCGCCATTGCTGAATGTAACCCATTGAAGCGTTTGAGGTTGACTCTGAGGATATAACAAAGTGTCTCCAAGGTAGACCTTGCAATCTGAAGAACCTACCTTGAATGAACTTATATCTAATGAACCTATTTTAATTGTATCTGCCATATTAATTTACAATTACATATAGAGTTGAGTTATCTTTGGTTGCTAGACTGTCATATTCGCTCTGAGTCAACTTTACTAGTTTAAGACCTCCTAGGGCTGTTGTATTTGCTGCTGTTGCTGTAATAGTGTCTTGCAACTTAACATCATTTGTTCCATCTGAACAGTATATATCACCATTCTGCCTTATTTCAAATGCATTATGCCTTGCATTATCTGCTGTACCATTACCAACACTGAATAAGGTTTTATCAGCATCAGTTGAACCAGTATTTGATACATTATATTTTCCAAATACATATTCATAGTGGTTTTTTGGTTGATTATAATCTCCAAATACAGCAGTATGAGTCACTGCATATCTAGAACTCAAACTACCAAAGAAATTATGGTCGCCAACTACAAAGTTTTTGTCAGCATGATTACCTCCGTAATTTCCTTCTAAGCCATTATAATCACCAAAAACAAAATTGTACATTGCTTGGTCAAAATCGTTTCCTAAAGTATTATTTTGACCAGCTATTATATTACCATAAGAACTATCATTTTTTATGGTGTTAGAATTCGAAGTACCTTTGTTAAGCAAAAATATCAAATTGTGGCTATCTTGATATTGTGTGGTAGCACTAATTGGTAATGTACAGTTGATGGTATCAGCAGTTGTTCCAGTGGTAACTGAGATATTTGTACCAGCTTCAATGGCTTTACCACCACCGCCTCCAGTAGCGGAGATAACGTTATCGGTTATGTCAATGCCAGTACCAGCTGTAAGAGTTGTCTGTTTTGATGCTAATGCTGTATCTGTTGCAGCAGTATATGTGTTATATGTTGTTGTATCAACTTTTCCAGTTACACTGATAACGTCATTTGTAATGTCAATACCATCACCAGCTGTATATGATGAACCACCACCACCTTGAATATCAATATTTCCGCTTCCAAGGATGCTTTCATTGTTAATGGTCTTGATATTCTGAGAACTGACAAGGGTATTTTGCTTTCCGCCAAGCAATGTATTGGTTTCAGTCTTAGTATAATAGTTGGTTAAATCGCCAGCTTCAGCATCAGTTATGATATAGAATACATTTGGGTCTTTGTCAACTAATGCATCGTACTGGGCTTGTGTAAGTTCAATAGTTTCCGTTCCTCCACTACCTTTAATTCCATAAGTTACACCACTAAGTTGTATTGAATCAATTATGTTACTCATATTTCGAAATATATTTTCATTAAACATGAAAAAAGAGGTATCATTCTCTATCGAACAATACCTCCGTTGTTTGGATATTTAAAATATCCGTTGTTTATCATCTTGTACCACTAGTCTATTAATTAAAGAAACACAAGCGTTGTGCCACTAACTTCAACTTTGTTTCCACCTTCAATTTCAATGTTACCACTACCAAGTATTGAAGTGTTATTAATGGTCTTAATGTTTGTACCAGACACCAACGCATCTTGTTTGCCACTCCAAGTGGTCTTATCACTGGATGTAACATGGATTGTGCTGTCTGAAGTGTGAGCTGTTACAGTACCACTCAAGCTATCCAAATCACTCTGTGAAGCCTTTCCTCTAAGAACTGTATCTGTAGCTGCTGTATAAGCTGTGAAAGTATCAACACTTACATAATTCGTAGGGTCAAAGATACCAGACAATGGAATGTCAGTCTCTTGGATTCCAGCATCAGTGTTCCAAATGAATACAAGACAAGGTACGCTCTCTCCACTGATTACCTTATTCTCAATCGTTACACTCTGCAAGAAACCATCTTTAACGAAATCTGTACCATCAATGTAAGCAAGTGCTGTACCAGTTGCAGATGCATTATCATAGAAGTAAATCTTCTTGTCAGTACTATTCCAAGTAGCTCCAGCGAATTTTGAAGCAAGTACTGTCTCATTATTGCCACTGTAAGTCTGGAATATTGATGTATCAAGCTTACCACTCACAGCCTCGTTAATGCTCTGAGTAACTGCTGTGGTGTCTGCCTTTCCACTTATAGCGTTCTGAACATCACCAGAAGTCTGATAACCTTGCTCTGCGATTGATTCAGCAAGGGCATTTGTAGCTGCTGTAATAGCTGCTGTGGTCTCACCAGTTGTCCAATAACCATCTAAGCTGTGTATTGCGCTTTCATCAACAATTTGATAAGTTGTACCAGAAAGTCTAATTTGGGTAATATTACTCATAATTTAATTTTTTTTGTAATTATTATCTAGATAATTTGTTTTTATCAATTTTTTTACATATCTTTGCTTTAAACATGAAATATATGAATACACTTTTTAATAATTGCAGTATTGACCTTGAACAAGGTATTGTGAAATCTAGGAAAGGCGAATATCACAAGAAAAATGCTAATGGATACCATTGTTGCAAATTAAACGATTCTTATGGAAACAAGTATCACTACATTCATGAAGTAGTAATTGCTGAAGGATTACAACTACCAAAACATCTCTGGCCTACAGATGAAAATGGTAAACGATATGTTGTTGACCATATTACACCAGTTAATAATGGCGGTACAGATGCTTTTGAAAACCTTCGTTTGGTACCAGAAGCAGATAATCCTAGAAATCCATTAACGAGAAAAAATAATTCTCAGTCTAAAATTGGTAAACACCCAATAAATGAATGGAAAACTGGTCATACACCTTGGAATAAAGGTAAAAAATACCACACAAATAAGCATCGGAAACATTCAGAAGAAACCAAACAGAAACTGTCAAAGTCTTCAATTGGCAATTCTAACGCTTCCAAAGAAATCTACCAATACTCAATTGATGGAGATTTTATCAGAAAATGGCCTTCTGCTTCAGAAGCTGCTAGAGAATGCGGTTATAACCAATACAATATTTCAGCTTGTTGCAATGGTAAAAGAAAACAATCAAATGGCTACAAGTGGTCATTTAAACTACTGTAGCCATATATATTAATTAATGTTTTCTGCGTTAAGTATCAATGTCGTATCTTGTACTTTTGAGTAGTTGCCGAACATTGAATTAGTTTGTAATTTTGTATAATATGAAGCCAACAGATTATTCACCTCTGGCTTTGTATATGTGTTTAATATTCTCTCTGTATTGCTTGCCACTTGTGCTGAAAGAGCTTCGACTTGTGCTTTGTCAGCTTTGTCTTTGATTGCAGTGGCAATCATCTCTTCAACTTGTTCCCTTGTAACACCACTTGCTGTGATTTCTTCAAGTAGCTTGTCAACTTCTTCTCTTGTATAGTAATAGTCAGCATTAGCTAAGATGGTTACAGTCTTATGGACACACCATCTCCTCATATCAGCATCTGGTTCAATCGTTGTCATCGATGTACAAGAACCAACTGCTGGATTTATCCACTGTTCCATTACTTCATTATAGTTATCAATCATTGTTAAAAAGTACTTTTGTTAAACATGAAATTATTAAGTATTGCCATCATCAATTGGACAACACTTATCCAAACGTTCTTTGAGGTCGCTTATTTCTTTGTTTAAAGCTTCTAAGAGCTTGTCAACTTGATATTTGGTATAATAGTTCTCTACTGGCCCCAACACTGGCTCGCAACATCCAAAACTCAAGTTGTAAGTTTTTCCATTACAATTACATCCCATATTAAATTAAATTTAAATAAACATGAAAAATGGACTGCTCTGTAGAACAATCCATTTTATAAATTAGTTTGAGTCACATTGCCATTTGGTTGTGAGCTTCCATTCATATGTGACTGGTGTGTTACACCATTCTGATGACTGCTCAACAAGTTCACCAAGTTTGGTAGCACCAGTCTTTGTCCATGTTGCCCCATCATCGTATGATATTTCTTCCTCAAGTGCTTTATATTTGTTGCCATTAACGCAATAATAATGATTAAGGAATGACCATCTTGTGATATATGTCTGACAACGAGTATCACCACTTTGTATCAAAGTTCCAGGTCTGTATTCATATGTTGGGGTGTTAATATCTGTCGAAGACGTTCCGCTATACATCTCTTCTTTTGTATATGAATTGCCATTATCGCAGAGATATCCAAGAACTGTAAACCATCTAGTATACATCTTGTCTTGGTATATTGTAACCGTTTGTGTTTTACCATTACAATCTTTAGCAGAAATGCTCCATACTTTTTGAAAATCAGTGTAGTTACTTGGAACTGTTACTGTAAGTACCCCATAGCCAATGTTGTAGTTCAAAATCGGGTCAATTGACGTTACAGTGATAGGACAAGAGCTGTCGAATGTGAATTCTATTGTCTGTGGCAGACAATTTATGTTCTTTGATGTAGGCTGTATAAAGTAATCATTATCTACCACTTTAATAAATACAATTTTTGAATTGTTTCCACATTTAATTTCAAAACTTCCACTAACTGGAATATCTGTTGGAGTTAATGTGTTGCATATTTCTACATTGTAGTTCTGGTTCCCAACACCACTTAAAGGCGATGCAGTTATGTATGATGGCAGTTGGTCTATGCTCCAATCACACTGTCCAGAAACAGTATAAGTGTTACAAGACACTGAATTGTACTCTATATATGATGGTATTGTTGTATAAAGCTGGCATTCTTCAGTACATTCTTGTGATGGGAATTCTTCAGTAATTGAAAAATGACCAACTATGTTAAGATTTGGGAACATACTATCATACCCTTCCAAACATTGGTAACGCCCAGTTGGAGTACCATTCGGGAGAATTTCTTGCTTAATAAGATACTTTGCAATACCATCTCCAACACACTCATATGCTTTATACCCACTAGCATATTTTACATAAATCCAATAAGTTGTTGGGTCTTCAGAACCTTGATATAAACCATAAGTTAAACCATAATTGCTCATCTCAGACAAACTTACTGTTATCTTGCTGCTGCCATTGTTGCTTGTTGACAAGTCATTAATTTCATATGATGGTTGGAAACCAAAACCAAAACCAGCAAATATATTGTAAGGACTATTTTTAATACTTATTCTTGCAGCATATAAGTTCTCAAGGAATTCTAATAAGTTATAATGCCAAGGATGAAAAACGAAATCTGTTAATATGTCAAACTTTATTGTGTGAGATACATTATCGCCATCAAATGTCTCTTGAAACTGGAATGAATTTTTGTAAAAATCTACATGCGACAATGTTTTTCCACTGTATGTGACAATATCAATGCTATCACCACTTGTAGATAATGTTGCATAATCTTTCTCTATAAGATATAAATCTTTAACACCACTCAAGAAATAATCAGCACAAGGTTCTATGTAGTCCAAATTAGAGTTAAGCCATAGAGTTGGAAAATTGCTTTGCAACGTAAGCGTATAATCTGTCTGGTTTGTATCTTCCTCCAACGTATAAGTATAAGTAACTTTAATTGGGAAATCAACATTGACAGCATAATATTCACCGCTTCTTTCCATTCTTACAACAACGTATCGTTTGTCTTGTAATAAGTCAATATTGTGGTAGCCATTCACAGAGAACTTGAGTGTCTTAGCGAACTTATATCGTTCATCAAGACTATCTTGTTCTTGTAGCTCAACATTAAAGCAATGTACCATTACTGGACTGCTGTCTTTGGTGACGTAATAGCTACCGTCTACATATGGATGTGGTTTATCTATGAAATAAACCACATCAGAAAGTTTCTCGTTCCTATATTGGCATTTGTTTATGGAATAGTTTGTTACGCTCATAAATTTTAAAATTTAATTTACAGTTAAGATATTGGTTGAATACGGCTAGAATAATATCGCCAGTATCTATCTGATTTGTATGATTCAACTGATTCTGCTGGTACGTATATTGGACAATGTGAACCATCAAAAGACCCAGCCCCATGACCTATTGATGGAGGTGTGGTTGCATGAATTGTTACACTTGTAAGTCCACTACAATTCTCGAAAGCAGCATCACCAATTTTTGAAATACTACTA